AATCTGCTTCAAAAATCTGTAAGTCTCTTTTATTCTCTCTCTCGGATCTTGACGGATCGTAATCAATATTATCTATTCTGCCATTGTGCCATCTATAGGTAATGATAGAAGAAAAGACATCGGCTAAAGTACCAAACGTAGTATCCAATTCAGAAAAAGTGTTTACAGAATCCTCATACTTATTCTTATTATTAATTAGCCTGATTAACCTTTCCCCACGATCAGCCATAAAATCAAATACATTCGTTCTGTAGTTATCCAGTCTCGGCTTCCTTAGATAATATCTGATTGAAACCTGGTAGCCCCTTAATGAACCACCAGCATAAGATTGAACTAATGTACTTTCGCCTGGAATTAGACTAAAGAATTGGGACGACCTCGATTTAAATCTATCTGGATCTTCATAATAAATTGGTGTTCCTGTAAACTCCGTTGAAATAATATCAGTCAAAGCATCCAGCATTCTTCTATGATTTGGCTTAAAAACTATTGCCATTAATATCTCCGTGCAGTTGAGGTTCTAATTGGATTCTGAGTTTCTGGCGTTCCAGATATTGCATCGACAAACCAATAATCTCCAGAAGTAAATACTCCCTGAGATCCTTTAAACCTTAATCCCATTCCTAAAGTATCATAGCCCCCAGTTAATGTTTCTCCTTCTACTATTGTAGTTGTCTGAACTCCAGTATCGTCAGATGCCAATACTTTATATTTAACTGGTGATGCTGTTCCATAAGCCAAAGTTCCACCAGTTGTTATTTGTATTCTTAGCATATCAGTTCTTGAAGGAGATCCAGATATATCAACGATGCTTCCAGTTGTAGAGGAATTAACACTAACTGGAATAATCAATCCTTGACTGCGATCAGCCGAGAATTCGTGATGGAGTTTAATAAAACCATCTCTTATAAGCTGTAGAATTCCTGGGGGATCTCCCTCATTATTATATTTTTCTTCAATCTCTGTGGCAAGTTCTGAATCAAAAGGTCTAACCATTAAAGCAACTGCGATAGCTGCAGCAGATAAGATTAATACCTCGTCATAATTCCTGGTTGTTTCTCCTTGATAGCCGACCCCTTTTCTTTTATAGATTGGTTTTGCTACCATTGATCTAACCAGTTCTGAAGCACGATTTCTTGCTTCTGTAACTGTATCCGTGAAGTCTTTCCCCGACTCTATTGTGTGGCTTGTTGAAGGGCTTGCGGAACTAAATAAATAAACCACATCCTTAGAACTATCGTAAAAATATTCCCCATCAGAATCAACCGCTGCCAAATTAGCAGCCAATGTTAATTCGTTTCCATCTCGATATAAAATGTCTACTCTCCCAGAACTTGCCGACTTGTAAACATTCCCAGAATATATCGCCCAGGTGGTTAAAACTGTATTCCGATTGTATTCACCAAGCGATGGTAAAATTGATTGCATATCTTCTTGTGTGCAAATCGTTTCTAAATATGTACTCATGCTTCAGCCTCAAAATTATCCATATTAATAAAATTACTGTCAACCATCTCTAACTCAGGAATGTGCTTACATCGTTCTATTATTTCGGCCATAATACTAACAGTGTGGCTCGAAGGTTCTAATAGATTTAAGACTCTAATTTCACCAGCCAATTCCTTTATCTTCTTTAAATTTTCTACATAATTATCCATTGATTTCTTCACCTCTAAAAGCGGTTACACCTTTTACAATATCAATTACCTCAACCTTAAAATTACCATTCTTAAACCAAGTAATATGCCCTACGGCGTGTTGCCAATTATGTATTCTCCCCTTCAACCATTCATTCTTTTCGGCGGTCATGTCTTTCAAATTGCCCAGGCTCCAAGCCTTAACTGTTCCATCCAGTCTCCCGATAGCCGAAGAAGTAACATCGTGAGTATGCCCATAGACTAAATTGCCATAAATCTCAGCGTGTTTTTTAGCGTGGTTCATAGTTACATAGGCTCCATGAATAAAAGATAATTTTCCAATCCTTAACGGCCGATTCATACTGTGAAACTTGTAGCCCCTTTTATCCCAATGGCAGGCGTTCTTGAATCTATATCCTTTCAGATATGGGTATTTATTCACGAAATTATTCAGCCAGTAATCATGATTGCCCTCAAGAATATGCCTTTCCTCAACACCGACTTTATCCAACACCTGATCAAACTGATCTATTCCATCGTTAACCGCTTCAATTTCCTCATCTATTAATGGAAGTTGATATTCTAATGGCGGTTGCTTTTTATCTCTCCAACGCCAGGCACTTACTGTTTCCCATTCGCCGACATCCCCAAGATTAATAAACATATCAGGCTTCGCAATCTTGATAATTTCTAAGGCACAATTAACCGCCTTCTGGTCGTGAATTGGGAAGTGCTGATCTGGAATAACTATCGCTGTCTTTGTAATCACAAGAGGTCTCTCATCCCTTTTATCGTTTCAACATATTTTTCCTCTGTGCCAGCCCCATCAGAAGAATTGTAATATGTCTTCCAATATTCAGCCCGGCCTTCTAAGGTATTTGGCATTCGCTTCGGCACTCTCCAGTACTTCAAACGGCAATGGATTATGGCTGCCGCCATATTCTTTTCTAATATATCTGACCATAAGGGATCTGAATAATTCTGCCAATGCTTTAAATCGACAATACTTACATCTGCGCATTTGTGCATTAGCGGAGTTCTATGTTTCAAATAGTGCTGTAGATTGTCAACTGCGGTGGATGGCTCTATCTGCCAAAAGCTTCTGGCTGGACCATTTCCTAATTGCCTTAAAAACTTATAATTGGATTCCACCAATCCAGTTTCCAGGACAAGTTGAATGGCATCGTCTGAAGAAAACTTGTCTTGCAATCCGTGACAGACTTTAAAGATCAAATCTCTTACCTGGTCAATGCTAACCATTTAGAATTTTTCTTCAATAAAAGGTTTGACAACCATCTCCCACGCCTCATCGTCTTTCTTGGAATTAGAAGCACGAACTGCCCAATCTCCTACCATAATTAATAATTTTTTCATTCCGTGTTTTTTTACCAATCTCCCGATTACTCTCTTTAGCATTATTTTCTCCCTACTGTTTTTTTAATACTTCCCCAAACTATGTCCAACAAAATATCATCAGCCTTAGTCGGCGATAGCTTTACAAGTTTTTCACATATCATAAAGCCTAATAAAAACCACTCCCAATTCATTGCAATAAATTCTACTGCTGTCATTTTAGAATCCTCTCATTATTAAGTTAATCCCAACACTCACTACAAATATAAAAGCAACTCCATAACTCCACAGGGAAGTTATTTTCTTTTCGTGTTCAGCTACTTTTCCATTTAATCTTTCTAAGTGAATCTCAATCCTTCCAATCCTATGATATACTTCTTCCTGGCGAGTATCCACCTTAATCAAAAGGCTCATCATTTCATCTCTGTATTCGTTCAATTTCATTGCCCTTTACCGTTTAGCCTTCCCTTTATAAAATTAAGATCATCCGTCACATCGTTTAATTCTTTAATAATATCTTCCCGATGCCTTAAAGAAATTTCGTCAGACCGATTCCACCTGTTAATCAAGGCAATCACCTTATCGTCAGTCTCTCCCAATTTCTTCATTAATGTTTTCTGAAGAAACGCTATTAGAATCCACAAGATTGCCAGCATCACGCCAACAATTCCCCACTCTTGTATTAATAATTTTTCCATTCATTTTTTTCCTATAAGGGGCAAAGGAAAACCCGATGCCCCATAGCTTTCTGAAGCCTTACGCTTCAACTTCTCCTGGCTCTAATGCCTCTTTAAGGGCGTTAGTGAAGGCTTGACGGCCGTATTGTAATTGCTGAAGGTTAAAGGTCGCTCCATCAATTTTGCGGTTCAAATCGTTGATATGCGCAACCATTAATTTCTGGTCATCAGCAAGATCGTCAATCTGATATTCCTTATCGTCCATCATCAATACTGGCTTTTGTTCTTTATTTTGTTTTGCCATTATTATTTCCTTTTTTGTTGCGAAGTCTTACAACTTCTTTTTCTAAAAAATTAATTCTTTCATCTTGACGGATGTCCGCTGGAATTTCAGCATCCTGATTAACTGCAGCTTCTTCCTCTATAGTTATAATATGTTCTTCGTTCATCTTTACCTGGTATTCTAAAAAAGAGATCCTGCCGTTCAGTTCTCCAAATCCCCAAATCATTGCACCGATAAATCCGACTGCTTGAACCAGCATCGGCAAGCTGATGTTTAAAGAACTGTTCTCTGATATTGGTTTAGTCATTGCGTACTATTGTACTCATGCGAGTAGTATTTTACTCATCATTTCACAAAGTACATTTCAACTGTATCTGAAACATCTTTCATTTTAATCCAACTATCTGCCATCGGTTGCCCTTTGGTAATAGGAATCTGTCCAAGTAATCCAACGATATGCCATTCATCCCGTTCTTCTCTTGATTTATAACTTTCTTCTTTGGAAGCATCATAGCTTGAGTTTAACTTTGGTCGCTTATCACTTCTATTTATAACTTCAGCATCATCAGGAGCTGTTAGCCCATCTGGGATTCTATCTGAATAATATTTATGTTTCCTAAAGTAAGTATCAGCTACCGCATCAACAGCCGCTACAGCTTCTTCAACAGTTTCCATTATTGGGACTTGATGTTTACCAATCACTTCGCCATCTTTATCGTATAAATCTACTTCATTATATTGAGGAACTTTAACTGTTTTAGTTACAGTTTCAGTAGTGGTCTTTTGTACATATTTACCATCTTCTAATACAACTTCTGCGGTAGTCACTTCTTCTTCGACTTCTTCATCAACTGTCTTTTGTTGTGTAACTGCATCTACAGCTGGAATAGCTTCACTGCCTTCAACTCTTTTATATTTCCGTTGTTCCTTCTCGTCTTTTCTTTTAACATATTCAGCCTCATCGACTTCAGTTTCCCATTTTGTTTTAGTAAAGTCTTCCATTACAACACCACCATATACATCTTTCTCGTGCTTACCTTGCCAATGGAAAGGTTGGTCACCACCAATAACACCTGAAGAGCCAAGAGGTCTAACAACACCTATTGGCGTATCTCCATCACTACAAGCGACTATTTTATCTCCGTCAAGTTTAACAGTCATTCCTACGGCAATCGATTTTCCATCTTTAGACTCAAAATACTCTGCATAGTCAAGACCAGATATAGTTGTAGTTTTCGCCTCTATTAGACCAGCATCACTTATTCTTGAAGTAATAGAACCTACAGTACTACTAGACCCAACCCAATGGTAATCCTGATTACTAGCTCCCTCATAATATACACCGTAAGTAGCCACATCTGTATCTGAATCGACATTACCGAAATATCCATAATTGGAAAAAGAACCACTAACGCCACTTTCCAAATCAATTTGATTAAAAATACCATACGCTGAACTGTCTATTGTGCCACCATTAATATCTGTAACTATTTTAGCTCCGTAGATACTATTTATATCACCAGCAGCAAATGAGGCTGTGACATCTATTCCTATTATTCCTACGCACTCACCCGATGACGACTGACCAATAGCCTCAAAACTTCCGGCTATTACGTTGCTATAAGCGGCATCAGCATCATTGAAAACCATATAAGAACGAATGCCAGTCATTAAATCTCCAACACTAGAAGTACCTAATGTTTTTGTATGGTTAGCGTAAATCCCATAAAAATCTGAGCTTGTATTTATCGTGTCATTATTTACTTGTAAGTGTGTAGTTGAGGCCGGAGTTCCCCCAATCCCAAAATTCCCGCCAGAATAATATCCCTCGCCGTCTTGGTCAAGGTGTAAAGTGGCTGCATTGGTAAGAATATCTAAATCACCACCTCCATTTTTAGAAAATCTTACTTCTTCATTAGTATCACCTTTTGAGAAATAAAGGTCAGTGGCACCATCACCTTCACCTATCCATAATTGAGCAGCAGTACTAGATAATTTGGTTGTAACACCTGTTAATGTTACTGTACCTGCTGAATCAATCCTCATTTTTTCTGACCAGGAAATAGTTCCAGTACTTGCACTCGCACTTCTAAAAACAAAAGCACCATCAGATAAAGATAGTTCAGTTGCCTCATTATTTGAGAGATAGGTAGGATTAGCACTTCCTGAAGATTCATAATAAGCATTCCCCATAATAGAAAGTGTGTTGTTACTGGTTCTGTATGCAATACCAGCGTTGCCAAACTGAATTGCTTCGTGTAAAGCGTTCCAAGCACTTGGAGCAGCCCCAATACCAACATTCCCAATAACAGTTAATGTACTTGCCATATCTACAGCACCATCAATATCCACTACATCAAGGTTGGTAACTCCATCCACATCTATGGCTCCACTAATATCTAATGAAGCAAAAGTACCTACGCCTGAAGAAGTAACTGCTCCGGCATTCCAAACACCTGTTGTGATTGTCCCAAGTGTCGTGACTGCTGTTGAGCTTCCAATATCAAGTGCCACTGGATCAGTTGTTCCGTCACCAATTAAAATTTCACCATCACCCAAAACTGCTGTGGCTGTGATTGCACTTGTTCCACTACCTAATAAAATACCACCATCAGTGAGTGTGCTTGCTCCAGTTCCACCATGTGCCACTGCAACATCCGTTGCTTCCCAAGTACCAGTTCCGATCGTTCCCACAGTAGCCAATGAACTTGCAGAAGTAAACTGTGATCCCATTGTATCAAGGTTGGCTTCCATATAGACTTCAAAGTCGGATACCAAAGCCTGTTTCATTACAGTACCATCGCTTATCACGACTCCGTCTGTTGCTGCTAATGTCACAGTTGCTTGAACTGTGTCTGCATCCATGATATTAAGTTCGGCAGTCGTAACTGTCAAGCCATCTAAGATTTCTAATTCTGTTTCGCTAATCCCTGCGCTACCAATAGTGATTGTTCCTGTAAAAGTTGGGCTTGCGAGAGGTGCTTTTGTATCTATCTGAGTTTGGATTGCCGAAGTAACTCCATCAACATAATTCAATTCTGTAGTTGATAAACTTGCTCCATCTAAAATCTCTAATTCAGCTTCTGTTATGACCGCACTTCCGATTGTTAAACCAGTTGCTGTGATAACCCCTGCTCCTAATGTTCCAGAGGTTGATAAATTTTCATTTCCGAAATCAATAGCACCAGAAGAATCAGTTATGGATCCGTTGGCTAAAGTTAAGTTGCCAATCGTAGATCCTGTGGCTGCTGAGATTGTACTTGTAAAAGTTGAAGCGTCATCTGCCGTTAAAGCACCGACTCTTAAAGGTACATGATCTGTTACCGTGACATTACCCGAAGTCGTTCCTGCTTCTGTTGCAGCTTTAATTGCTGCGAAGGTATCAGCAGATTCATCCCAGATAAAGGCCATGTTCTGCGTATTGGTACTCGATCCATCGCCTCTGGTGAATACAATCCCCTGGTCGTAAGCACTTCCTGTGTATGCTTGGCCTAATTTTATTAAGGTATCTCCAATAGTTAGAGTTCCAGAAGATACTGTCGTGGTTGTTCCTGATACAGTAAGATCTCCTGTTACAGTAAGGTTATCATTGACTACTGTCTCGGAAGTTCCATGACCTATAGATACTGCCGTTCCAGAGATACCAGTTCCAATGGCTACCGACTCACTCGTGTTAGCGGTATCCACAATAAGATAAGCATCTGTTCCTTGCTTGACCGTGAAAGCTGTCGCTGAATTATCAGATACAGCTACATTAATATCAGTCGTATCCGCACTAATGGAATCCAGAGCTATATCACCTACATTTGTAATATTCCCTTCAGTTGCACTTAATGATGTTACTGTGGTTGCTCCTGCTCCCAGTGTTCCAGTAGTTGTTAAATTTTCGTTGCCAAAAGAGATTGCACCGCTGGTGTCTGTAACTGAACCATCATTTAATACTAATGCTCCTGTACTCATTCCACCATTGTGGATTGACTGAGCCGTAAAGGTTGCCACTCCAGTTACCGCAAGTGTTTCACCTATTGTAGCCAGACCCGAAACAGTTAGATCATCTGTAGTCGTAAGTTGTTCGGCTTGAACTGTTCCAGAAAAGGTTCCGTTTACCGCACTCGATATAGACCCACTGGCTACTGATAAAGTACCATCAGTAAAAGTATCTGATGTAACAGTTCCGTCAAAGAAAGCATCTTTAAATTCTAAGGAACTTGTACCTAAATCTATTTGGTTATCAGTTACAGGATATAAGGCCGAAGCGGTTAATGTTAATCTGGCTGCATTATCTGCTTTGAAGTCAATCTCATTTGCCGTTCCAAAATCAATAGCAGTTTGAGAATCTTCTCCTAAAATTAAATCTGTAGCATAAATCGAAGTTATACCTGTTTGAGCAGCATCCACAGAAAGATCAACTGTATTATCTCCGTCTTGATATGTTACTGTGATACCGCTTTCGGTATTGCTTGAAACCATAGCCCCTGCTGTATCTGCAATATACTCAGCCAATGTTGTTCCATCTACTGTGTACGCATCTGCTTCCATAGTCCCATCAATATCGGCGTTACCGCTAATGTCCAGTGAGGCAAAAGTCCCAACGCCTGTACTGGTCAAATTCTCGTTTCCAAAATTTATAGTTCCACTTGTATCTGTAATAGATCCATCGTTCATAACCAAAGCCCCTGTACTCAAGCCTCCATTATGTACCGATTGTGCCGTGAAAGTTGCCACGCCTGTAACGGCAAGAGTTTCACCGATAGTTGCTAATCCCGAAACTGTTAAGTCATCGGTTGTGGTTAATTGTTCCGCTTGAACAGTTCCAGAAAAAGTTCCATTCACTGCGCTTGCAATGGATCCACTTGCGATAGATAGACTTCCATCTGTAAATGTCCCATCAATTGTTAACCCATTAGCCGTTAAAGTATAGTTCCCAATATCGACTGAGTTCGCTACTGTCAAAGTTGTAATCGCATCCACTGTACCGCCATCAATATCTGGCGTATTAATATCTGGGGCTGTTAAAATCTTATTTGTTAAAGTGTCAGAGGTCGCCTTCCCAACAAAAGTATCTGTTGAGTCTGGAATCGTCCAGGTTCTATCAGCGGTTGGATCGGTTATTGCTAAAGTTGTTTCGTAAGCATTAGCGGTTGATCCCTCAAAGATTAAATTCGTTGTGATCGTAGCATTCATCGCTACTGTATCTGCTGCCGCATCTCCTATCTGAGTATTCCCTGTGCCAGTAAAATTGGCTGCTTGGACAGTTCCTGTAGCGGTCAAATTCCTTATACCAGTAACATCTAAACTGGAATCGACTGTTAATACCTTACTCGCCTGGGCTGTACCAAGCGTGGATATATCATTGTAATTTAATTCAGCTGCAGAACTCGTTACTAAAGTTCCCCCTAACTTTAATCCGTTTGTTCCATCGTGAGAAGCTACATCAAAGTTGTAAGAACCATCTAAAATTTGTACTTCTGATGTAGATATTTGTAATGGTGTACCTGTTCCGTCACCATCGTAAACACGAGTGACAGATCCCCCAACCCCACCATCAATATGTAATAATTGAACATATCCAGTGGAGACAGCTACATTTGTTAAATCTGTTGCCATAATTCTATTCCTTTTAAAAGTTTAAAAAGGTTAGGGGGCTAATTAAAGCCCCCCACCTATTCTTAGTTCAACCTATCCGATTAGGGATTATTGAAGTTTACGATTTGACCTGCTGCAGTACCTACCGCTTGAGTCAGAGACGCACCAAATAAAACATCGGCTACCACACTTGTGGATAAAAAATCGATGTCATATACTGACTGCACTCTTGGTTCCATTTGCATTGCAAACATTACCGATTCTTTTGTGAAGATGGAAGCGGTCTCGTCACCAGTTCCGCCATCGTCATCCCAATCAGTACTGGTGTAAACTGGCATTCCATAAATGGAGCCAAGTTGACCAGTAATATTTGGACCAGCACCACCGCCAGCTTCTGGACCACGCTCTTGGAAGTCAGAGAATTCACCGAGGCTCATAAGACCCATATAACCAGCAGGGGAAGCATAAAGATGCGTTTCTCCATTGGTGTAGTCTACATTCACATCGAGTAATTTCTGTAATCCGGAACGCACTTCAGCCGTAGTAAATGTGTTGTCTGCAGCCAGAGTAACATCATTTGCTGTAGCACTTTGAATTAAGAGTGCAAGGTAATTCTCGATCTTCTTACTTAAAGCATATCCCATTGATTTAGCATATAAAGAAAAGAGGTCATATGATCCCTGGACACGGACTATATCGTCAATCCGTTTTGCTTCATAAGCATGTTGATCGATTGCTATCGATACTTCACCATCAGTCTGAGCAGAATAGGTTACTATTGTGCCAGCTGCTTTTGCGGCTGCAGTTTCCTGAGAAATTCTCGGGACATGTACTGTATCACCAGAAGCGATGTCGGAAACATTAGTAACTTGATTACGAATTCTGAAATTTGCTTCAGCATAATCAAGGATTGCATCCTTCCATACTTCTGGGACGAATACGGCAGCCGTTGTTAAAGTTACATTTGCCATTGTTTATCTTTCTATTTTTTCCTCATAATATCAGCGAAGTTCTTCTTTCGGTCTGTTGCTGTAAGGTTTTTCCATTCCAACACCTTTCCACCAGATACTCCCCCACCGCTATTATCTACTTGAGGTATTTTATTTGTAAATTCTGTTTTCATTTGTTCCAGCGTTTCAGAATCTAACTTAGACATTTTCTCTCTAAGGTTTTCTGGAAAAGACTCAAGGAGTCTGCTCTTACGAGATTCTTCAATGGAGTAATATTTTTCCGCATCGCTGGCGTATTTATCACGCTCAACTTTTGCAGCTTCATACAACTCTTTAAATTCTTCTCGTTCCACGGCTTCGGATTCAACCTTTGTTTTTGCATCGGTTTCCATAGCCTTTACTTTGGATTCAAGGGCTTTATTTTTCTCATTGAGTTCTTTGAAACGATAGCCTGGAACACTATAATCTTCAGCTTTATCGTTGCTCTCTACGACTTCAGTTTTTACATCCTGACCGATGGCTTCAGTTTTTTCGTCCTGACCGACTTCTTCGTTTGACATTTATATCCTCTTTTGTGAGTTATCCAATTACTATCCTTGTTCTACCGCTTGCATCTTTCATGGCTTTTTTAATTTCCTTACCAAAGAATTCAGCAATAAATTTTTCTTCCATTGTCGTTACTGGTTTAGCAGTAGTTGACATGGCTCTCCCTTGTAATTCTTGTGCGTTTGCTTTAATCGCTTCTGTACCTGGCATCCCTATCGTTACTTGATCCGCAGTTGTGCTACCTTTAACTCTAAGACTGCTTAACATCTTACTTGTTAAAGTTAGGTTGACATCCCTGGGACTGTTCGGCTTGTGTTTTTCAGATTGACCTTTGAACGCTTTACCTTCTCCCCTTTGCTTTCTTTTCCAGTAAGGATTTAATCCTTTTCTCGAATACTCCTTAAATAAACCATTGACTCCATAACCTCTTTGAGTTCTTTCGATTATCAAACCAATCATTTCTTCACCAAGCTTTATCATCTTCTGGGTTGTTGTTAATTTATCAAACATATCATCTATTGGTTTTGGTTTAGCCACTTAAAGAGATCCCCCTTAATTTGGCTTCTTTCTTAGCCCCTTTAGGATCAAACATTTGAGTTTGCTTCGTGAGTAATCTCCACTGGTGTCTGCAATTAAATCCTCCACGCTCAATAAACCCATTTGAAACGATTCCGTTTATCTGCGACCTTGTTAATTGTCCACTTGACATAAGCTGTAAGCAAATCGGTCTGGTCTTTTTATCAACTGGACCAGTGTAAACATAAGAAACATTCTTAGGTAATTTATCAGCCATTAACGAGTTGATAGAAGCTGTGTAATTGCTTAGTGCGGTAGTAACTAAGGTATCTATCTGATCTGGCCGTAGAGAGGCTGTTACGCCGTTAATAATGTCGTTCTTGCTTAGTCCCCCTAATATTCCAGAGGTCATATTTCCCTTTAGGGAGGTCGCAATATCAACAGCCATCTTATCAAAGAAGGTGGCTTGGTTCATCTTTGTAATTGCTAACAATGTATTGGGAGATATATCTGCGAACTTATCCATATTCTTTAAGGCTTTACCATAAAGACCATTCAACGCATTGTAAGCATTTTTAAATTCCTTATCAGCAAGGATAACTTTCTTAAAATCTTTCTTAGATAACAATTCGAGGATCTGATCTTTAGTCTGGCCAGCCTTTATCAATTGAAAGACTTGATCGGTCATTCGACTAACCATTAACAGATATTCTTTTTTAAACTTTACTAATTCGCTCATTCACTGCTCAACGCTTCTGCCAGGAAAGATCCTGCCGTTGCTTCCTCTGGTTGCTCGGGGACTATCTTAGCAACCATTTCATCTAATTCTTCATCGCTTAAATCTGGGTTATATTTCCTTAACCAGTCCTTCGTAGTGGATAGATTGTTATCCCATTCCCATGCCCACTGTTCTCTTTCTTCTTTAGCAGTAAGGGGAAATCTTGGCTCGGAAAAGTCAACGCTGTATTCATCGGGGACTCTAATATTGTGGGCTTCCAGTATTATACGATCGGTCTTAAATCTTTTATTCTCTACACCCCTCCAAATCATTTGATAGTCTGACATAACCGCTTCGGTTAAATCTATCTCTGCCATCTTTAGGGATTCACCGCTGATAAAAGCCTCACGACCAACCGACCACTTCACTTTTAAATTGTTATTATAAGCTACTGAATCAACATAAAACCTTACGGCGTTTAGATAAGAATCTATATTAGCACCAGGTGAAACAAACTGGAACGATGCGCCTTCTGGCAGTACCATCGGCTTGTCAACTCCCAGCGAAACCTCGCTTGCGCTATCTATCCCAGTAATAACAGGCTGACCCAACGCTTGTAATCTCATAGCCAAACCAAGTTCGGTCATTAAAAGGTTAATCATTAGATTAGCGTTCACAATATCATTTGCGCCGTTACGCATAAAATCTGTCGTATAAGGATGGCGGTGACATACAGTAAAGGGGAGGACTCCGTACGGATTGACATTGCCCTCATTTATAGATTCAATCCGTCCGCTCTGGTGAACCAAGAAATGCTCATCAGCTGACCAGTAAGCATAAACAACTTCGTTGCTCCTTGCTTGACCATGATTATAGATTGGATAGATATATGCGAAAGGCTGTCTTGCCCTTGCTTCAAATACAGGCTCAAACTCAATGATCTGATCGTATTCTAAGACATTATCTTCATCGTTAAATCTGCTTCTAATTAGATGAGATCCCAATAAGTAAGTTAAGCGTTCAGCCGTTAACATTGTTTGATCTAAATCTTTCACACTATCCAGATAAGGCTCGTTAGTTCTTACTGGTGGTATTTTGTACCCAATAGCACGAGCGTTGATTAGCTTAGATGTTATGTTCTGAACAATTAAAGG